CGCGTGTCCTTGGCGTACTCCCGGTGCGTGGCGTCCTCGTGCAGGTCGTCGCGGAACGACATCCACTGCACCTTGGGCTGCTCCACCCGCTGGTCGCGGTTCCCGGGCGGCGCCACGAGCTCGATGATGAGCGGCCGGTAGAAGTTCGAGCGCCCCTTGATCTTGGTGCGAAGGTGGTTCTCCAGGTCCGCGCGTACCTCGGCCCCCAGCGTCCCTCCGACGATGATCCACGCGCCCGGGGGGATGCACTTGTCGTCGAACCAGGTGTAGTTGACCTCTTCGGCGGCCCGCAGGCCCAGCACGTTCGGGATCTGCCCCACCCAGTTGGGCTCGCCCGCGGCGGACTGCGGCGTGTGCAGCGGCAGGTAGAGCACCTCCGTGGCCGGCACTGGCTTGACCTGCCCCCGCTTCCCCTCTTTCCGCGCCAGGTCGGCCGGGCTCTTGTAGACCTTGCCCGTCGCCTGCGACACCGTGCGGGGGTCGCCCAGCGCCTTGAAGTAGCGGCGCTGGTTGCCCACCTGCTGGAGGTAGACGTCGAACTGCACGGCCCGCTGGACGTCCCGCGTGGAAATCGGCGAGACCGGCACGCGCACCGTCACCTCGGACGGAGCCGGGGGCGTGGCCACGGGCAGCAGCGTGTGCGCCGCTACGTAGCCCACCTTGTCCAGGGCGCCCGTGTCGTCGCGCGCGAACTCCAGCACGCCGTGCCCCACGGCGTACTGGTCCTTCCGCATGCGCCGCCGCAGCTCCACGAACGGCGCGCCGACCGCCGCCGCCTGGAACCAGGCCTCCACGCGGAACCGCTGGATCGGCGCCTGGCGCGCCAAGGTGCCAAGGCGCTCCTGGACCTCCGCGTCCGGGACGTCGTAGTCGGCCTCCCAATCGTCCTCGCCGGCCGCGATGGCCGCCTCGCGCGCGTCCGCCTCTCGCTCCAGCACGATCGCCGCGCGCACCTGGTCGGCCACGTCCTTGGCGGCCAGGTCGATCACGGGCTCGAACGTGTGCCCCCACCCGTCGATGCCGTTGGCCATGGCCTCCAGGCACTGCGGCAGGATGCTCGACCGCTCCACGATGCCCAGCATGGCGGTCGGGGGGTAGCGCGGCGTCACCGCGCCCGCCGTGGTCCAGCCGTCCGCCTGGTCGGTCAGGGCCTGGAGCGCCTGCTTCTCGACGGTCTCGTCGCCGCCGCCCAGCGCCCGGGCCACCAGCGCTAGGTCGCTACTCGTAGTCGCGGTGCCGCCGGCGTCGCCGCTCGTGCTCTTCGTCTCCATCCTCGTGTTCCTCCGTGACGCGCGCAGCGTCCGCGCCGGCGTTGGTCCGTGCGATCAACGTAGCACCCCGCGCCGCCCAGCGGTCAAGGGCGTAGTAGCGCGCGGCATCAAGGGCGTTAACTAGGGAGTCACATAAATCGTCATGCTTTGCAAATCCGAAGTCTAGCAGCTCCTCGATCGGGTTGCCGCGCTCCGGGTCGAACTCCGGGTTGGCCGGGTCCAGGTGGTCCAGGAAGACCAGGTGTCCGCGCTCCAGGAACGGCGTCACGGCGGTCAGGCGGTGCAGCTTGGACCCGCGCGTGGATAGGTTGCGCACGCGCTCCACGACGCCCGCTAGCGCCGGGTTGTCGTTGAGCACCCACTGCGCCAGGTCGTTGCCGATGGACTCCACCAGGATCCGCGACGGGCGCCACTTGTGGTAGGACGCCTGCACCCAGTCGGACTGCCGCGCACGCGTGATCTTGCGGCGCTCGGCGTCCAGCACGAACACCGTCTCCGTGGGCTGGTGGATTCCAATGACCACCTCGGCCGTGAAGTCGTTGTGCTCGCCCACCTCGGTGGCCGGGTCGTAGCTCGTGTAGATTTCGAGTTCCTCGCGCGGCGGAAGCGCCTCGGGTCGCACGTATTCGATCCAGTCCGGAGACACCGGGGACTCCGACTCGTCCTGCGGTTTGTTGGCGAACCCGCGGGCGTACTCCGTCGCGCCGATCAGGGCGCGCTTCTCGCGCAACCAGTCCGACGAGCGGCCGTCGGGCCAAATGGACAGGTAATCGGTGATGGCGTGGAAGACGTGGTGCCACTCGGGGTTGGCCAGGATTTCGTGTGTCATATCCTCGCGGTGATAGAGCGTCCCGATTACCCAGACTCTGCATTGTAGTCCGGCCAGATTCAGCCAGTCGGCGTACCAGGCCTGCTTGACCGCACCGCGCAGCGCAGGCGTCGTGAGGGCGTTGCGGCGGCCCACAACGTCGTCCCCGATGAGGATGTCGCACCGACCTCCGGTCGCGCCACCCAGCACGCCCTGGGCCTCCACGCTTGGGTCCTTGTCAATGATCGTGCGCTGCACCGTGATCTGGGTCTTGCTCCAGACGTCGCCGTCTCCGGGAAGCAGATTCGGGAAGACCTCACGCACCCTGGGATTTTTCTCGATATGGCGCTTGATCTCGCTCAATCGCTTCACAGCGGCGGTCTGGTCCTCGCAAGCGATCTTGATACGCAGGTTCGGATTGCGCCCGAGCTCCCAGACTACTCGCGCGATGATGGTCGTTGACTTTCCATGCGATCTTGAAGCGACGATGCACACCCGGGGGTAGTTGTCCAGCGCGTCGATCCACTCCTCATGGAACCACTGCACCTGCACGGGCTGCCCCGTGTCGGCGTCCAGCAGGGCGTACTCCATGAACGCCCGGAAGTCCTCCCGCGCGCGGTGAATGCGCGCCCAACGCAGGGCCTCCATCTGGGCCTGGCGCTCGGCGGGCGTGTCGCGCTCGATGGCCGCCTCGGCGGGCTGGAGCAGATGGCCGACGGGCGGGCGGTAGCGGGGATCGATCTCGCCGGCCGCTGGCGCGCCGTGCGTCATTGCGCATAGTCGGAGCGGTCGGATTCGAACCGACAACTCCCGGTTCCCAATACCGGTGCGCTACCCGATTGCGCTACGCCCCGTGTCATGGCGATCATTCCGCCGCTGGGGCAGATGGTCCGAGGGCCGGGGCAGCGGTAACCTCGCGCCGCACCTCGCGGCAGCAGGCGCAGCGGATCGGGTCGCCGCGCTGCCACGTCGCCGTGCCGTCGGGCTGCCGGACCTGCGTCGTGCGGTAGCCGTCGATGCCACGGCCGCCGCAGCGCTTACAGGTCGGCTTCGGGCGGTACTCAACAACGACCTTGGCGGCGGGCGTGCTCGGCGCGTTCGCTTCCGGGGTCATATTCCACCCTCTTTCGGCTTGTATCCAAGAATCGGAGTATAGATGCAGTCACGCACGAATGCTACGAACTTTCCCATGTCATCGTGCGCACGCCCCGTGGCGTCATCGATCATTAGGTCTAGCGGTGTACCACGACGCGCCAGATTGGCACCGCTCAACCGATCGAACTCTGCGACCAGTTCTGGAGTTGCCGCCGCGCGCAGGCACGCCAAGAAGAATGGATCGTCAGGGATGTCCGAACGCGGACATTCATCGTCGTCGCACTTCGAAACGTCGTTCATCGCTTGGCCTCCCGGCGCCCCTTGGGTGTGAGGGTGTACGTGTTGCGCGCCTGCCCGCTGTCCATCCGCTCCTGGCGCACCTCCACCGATCCCGCCGTGGCGAGGCGCGCCAGCGAGGCGTGCACCGTCGACAACAGGCGGTAGGGGTTGCGCCCGCCGTACGTGCCGCCCGCCGTGGCGCAGAGGCGCTCTGCTAAAGCCATCGCGCTCCAGCGTCCCCGTAGGGCGGCCATGGCATCCAGTAGGGCGTACTGCATGCGGCGCCCGCGGCGCGTTGTCGGCACGTGCTTCGTCGTAGTCGTCATGTCGCCAAGGTAGCAGCCGCGCCTGCGGCTGTCAATCATTCGGATCGGTAGGCGGGTCGGCGTAGCAGTCAGCGTCGAGCGGGATCTGTACCCGTGGGGCGCCCTGCGTCAGTCCTCGTTCACGATCTCCAGGTCGTCCTCCGGCGTCTCCAGGCTCCCGCCCTTCTCGTCGTAGTTGGTGCACGTCCCCGCGCCGTTCAACGTCTCGCAAAGGATGCTGTCGATCGCGCTCACTGGAACGTAGCGCTTGCCCGTCACGTTGTCCACGACGTCCGCCGCCTTCGCCGCCTCCTTGCAGACGTGCTGGCAGTGCCGGATCGCCTGCCCGCTCCCCACGCGGATG